TTTTGCGCAAGGATGGAAGGAAATCCAGGACCAATGAAAGATTCTAAAGGAAGACCAACACGTAAAGCGTTGGCATTAAAGAAGTGGGATTGTTAATGGCACGTCAAAGTAACTCAGATAAATTAAGTAACTATAGAGGTAAGATTAATCTTGCTCAAAAGAAATTACAGCAAGAAAACTATGACCAATTATGGCAAAGATTAATTAACTTATATCGCGGTAGACATTATCGTGGTATGAGTGTTGGTGATAGACTACTTGTCAACGTTGCATTTTCAACTATTAATACTTTAGCTCCTGCTATTTCAATTGGTCGTCCAAAGATTAATGTTAATGCACGTAGACCAGAAGATGGCGACAAAGCTGTAGTAACTGAATCAATCATTAACTATTGGTGGCAGCATTATGGTTGCCAGCCAGAGTTTCAAAGAGCAGCAAAAGACTATTTGATTATTGGTCATGGTTGGGTTAAAACTGGTTATCGTTTTGTTGAAGAAGCAAAACTTGATAAGATTGAAGATACAGCAGACGAAGCAGCAGATGGTCCTGGCGTTACAGGAGAAGTAGAATCTACTTTTGTCATTAGAGAAGACCGTCCATTCTTAGAGCGCGTTGACCCATTTAACATGTATGTTGACCCGTATGCAACAGATATGAATGATTTACGTTGGATTGCGCAAAGAAGTCGTCGTACATTAAAAGATGTTAAGAATGATGACCGTTATGATTATGCCGCAAGAAAAGATGTAGGACCTGCACTCACAAAAGCTTATGGAGATTATGTATCAACTGGAAACTATGACACAACAGTTGATGCAGATGAAGCAATGTGTAATATATTTGAATATTATAATGTTGATACTGGTGAGATGTGCATATTCTCAGACACTGGTGACAAGTTTCTAGTCAAGCCAGTAAAAATGCCATATGTATTTGGCCATCCATTTATCATGTTACGCAACTATGAAATCCCTGGATTCTTTTATCCAATGGGTGAACTAGAAGCAATTGAACCACTGCAAATGGAATTAAACGAAACTCGTACACAGATGATGAATCATCGTAAGAGATTCTCACGCAAGTATCTATTTAGCGAATCAGCATTCGACGACGCTGGACGTCAAGCTTTAGCATCAGATGATGACAACGTATTGGTTCCAGTTAAGGGCAATGAGAACCTACAAAACGTAGTTGCTGCAATGCCAGCTTACATTAACCCACCTGAATTCTATAGAATGAGTGAGTCAATTGAAGCAGACATTGACCGTGTGTCAGGTGTCTCAGAGTATCAGCGTGGAATCATTCCAGAGACTACTCGTACCGCCCGCGAAGCATCAATCATTGCTGAGTCTGGTAATGCTAGAGTAGCTGAAAAACTTATATCTATTGAAAACTCTATAGCTGCTTGTGCTTCTAATCTTATAATGCTTGCTCAACAGTATTTAACTGGAGAGCAAACTGTAAGAATTATAGGCACTGAGAACGCTCCTGTTTGGCTATCATTTGATAAAGATTATATTGCTGGTGAGTTTGACTTTAATGTTGAGGCTGGCTCAACGGCCCCACGTAATGAAGCTTTCCGTAGAGATATGGCTATGCAGATAGTTTCAGCAATGCAACCGTTTGCTCAGGCAGGACTTGTTAACTTACCTAAGTTGGCTGAGTATGTTTTAAGTACTGGATTCGGAGTAAAGAATGCATCAGCTTTCTTACAAAGCCCAGAACAACAAGCACCAGAAGGTATGCCACCAGACCAAGGTGGTCCTCCACCAGGTATGGCCCCAGACCAAATGGCAGCAGGACAAGATATGCCACCAGACCAAGGTGGGCAAGGTCTACCTCCAGAATTAATGGCTGCCTTACAGGGTGGACAAAGTGGTCCGCTACAACAGGGTCCACCACCACAAGGTGGATTACCTCCTGAATTAGCAGGTTTACCACCAGAAATACTAGCTGCTTTACAAGGTCAAGCACCACCACAAGGTGGCCCTCAAGGACAATTACCACCAGAAATATTGGCTGCCTTACAAGGTCAGGCGCCGCAACAATAAGGTTTATGTAAAAAACTTTACATACATATAGGAACAACCAACTAGAAGGATGGACTCCAAATGAGTAATGAAGAAATAAATAATGATGCTAGTGCTAGTACTGAAGTAATCGACCCCATTATCGAAGATGGACAAGTCGAGGAATTAGGCGAAGCAAGCGTAATAGAAGAGCCAGAGTTATTTGACTTTACACAGTATAACGACAAGTTTGTTAAACTGCAAGTAGATGGTCAAGAGGTACAAGTACCATTACAAGAGGCTCTAGCTGGGTACCAGCGTCAAGCGGATTATACCCGTAAGACACAGGAACTTAGCGAACAAAGAAAGCAAGTTGAATTTGCTGCTACTCTTGCACAATCGTTGCAGGAAGACCCAGCAGGCACCTTGCAAGCTTTGCAGCAACACTATGGTGTAAAAGCTCAACCAGAAGTCGAAGACGAATGGTTGGACCCAGCTGAAAAGCAAATGCAACAGTTAGAGCAACGCATTGCAGCTTTCGAGCAATCAAAAGCTATGGATGAGTTAACTAGAACTATTGATAAATTACAAGGTAAGTACGGTGAAGATTTTAATCCAGATGAAGTTGTAGCTAAAGCTATAGCAACAGGAATGACAGATTTAGAAGCAGTTTTTAAACAAGTTGCTTTTGATAAAATTTATTCTAAAGCTTCTGAGTCCAGTAAAAAACTGGCTGATGAGCAAGCTAGAGTTCAAGCTAAGCGTTCGGCAACAATAGTTTCCACAGGCGCATCTTCTAAGGGTGGAAGTCAAACCGCAACTACTACACCTAAAACAGTATTTGAAGCCTTTGAACAAGCCAAAAAAGGCTTGGGGCTTTAACTAAAACACTAACATTATAAGGAGAAAATAAAATGACTTCACCAAACGTGCAGTCCGTAGACTACAATGCACTGTTTTCTACGACACTACAAAACTACCAGCCAACGCTGGTTGATAACATCTTCAAGGACCTCGTGCTCTTGAACCACCTGAATTCAGGCGGAAGAGTTGTTATGGAAGAAGGCGGAACTCAAATCGTAGAGCCAGTGCTCTATGAAGAGAACTCAACCGCTGCATCCTACTCGGGCTATGACAACATTGCTCTTACCCCACAAGACGGCATCACGTCTGCTATTTACGACTGGAAGCAAATCGCTGCATCCATCGCAATTAGCGGTATCGAAGAAGCACAGAACCGTGGAACAGAAGCAATCATCAAGTTGTTGAATGCTAAAATCATGCAGGCAGAAATGTCGATTAAGTCACTTGTCAACGGTCAGCTTCTTAGCTCCAATGACGGTACTGGTGGCACCGCAAAAGAGTTCAACGGTATCGGCGGATTCGCTGGTTCATTGAACACTGCAATCGGTGGTATCGACGCAGCAACCAGTGCATGGTGGAACCCAACCATTCAGGCAGGCATTCAAGGTGCAACTTTGAGCTTAGTTAACATGGCAAATACCTACAACAACGCATCGAAGGGTAATGATACTCCAGACCTTATCATCACCACTGAGCAGTTGTTCAGCAAGTATGAGTCACTGTTGACACCAAACGTTCGTTACCAGGACGTAGCTAAGGCTAATGCTGGATTCCAAAACTTGATGTTCAAGCAGACACCAGTTGTGTTTGACCTTGCAATGCCAGGTAACCAGGTATCCAATGCCTCGATGTACTTCCTTAACTCGAAGTACCTCAAGCTTACTGGTATGAACGGACATTGGTGGACCACAACGCCATTCCAACAGGGTACAGTTGCACAAAAAGATGCTCGTTACGCCATCGTATTGGCCTACGGACAGCTTACTTGCTCCAACCGTTCACGTCAGGGCTACTTGTCAGCTGACGCATAATAAATTAATTAGCTTCGGCTAGTTAAATAGGTTTAGCTGGTGCTAAGAGTTGAAAGGTTGTCATCCTTCGGGCAACCCTCTTAGTGCCAGCTATTTCCTTTTAAATGAAAAAATTTGTACAATACATAGAGAACAAATTATCACGAAGGATAATAAACATATGACAAGACAGCCAGTATTTACAAGCCAAGTTCCAGCAAACTGTGAGATGTATAATTCACCAAAGTCTGGACAAGATGTAGCAGGCGTTATGCCTAATTTTGTGCAATCTAATACTGAACTTGCTCCACCTTCTGGCGTGGAATACATTCCCCCAGTGCCAACTTGCACACACTGGAATGAAATGAAGCAAGAAAGATGTAGAGCACCACAAGCTAAAAAAACCGAATTCTGTATTGGCCATTTAAATCAACAGGCTAAAGCAGCAAAGTCTAAAGAATAGGAATATAACATGGCACTAGACCCAACAGGTGGTTTAAACTCTTATTGGCTTATTAGTTTACTTGAGGACATGTCTCAATTACAAATTGGATATGATACTGATGTTGATGATATTAACCAAGACCTAGTGCTGCAATATCTTAAAGAGGGATTTCAAACAATTGTAGATGCCGATACTCGTTGGCCTTGGTTTGAGGCAAACTATTCATCTACAATAGACACGACTACTAATGATGGAAGCGGAGTTATCACTGGTAACCAATCAGTATTTGTTCTTTATGCAGCATATGCACCATCCCCTTATGTAACGATAGGTGCAATTGTTAATTTATTTGAAATAAAAGAATTGATAAATGTTGTATCAATTCAAGGCACAGACCAATATAATAATTTTGGTAATGAATTAATTTATATTAGTCAAGACCAAGGTGAAAGATGGTGGGTAGGTTCCAATAATCAACCTGGCATTCCAGCATATTTTTCTCTATGGTCTAACTCACTATATCTATGGCCGCGCCCAAATCAATTGTATACGCTTTATCTTAGAGGATATCGTGAGCCAAATTATAACTGGCTATTAGATTCAACTAACTCAGAATCATTAAACTATGTAGACTTAGACCTTGAATTACAAGCATGTCTAATGACCTATACCATGTCACGCATCTATCAATTCCAAGAAGATGCAGAAATGGCAAGAGTTTATAGAGAA